AGTTTCGGCACTACCTGCAGTGCCAGTATAAGCCGATCCAGTTTCACCAGAATTTGCAGGTAAAGTAAATCCATGAGTATGACCATTTTGTACAACCTGGGCTCCTGAGTTGTCTCTAGCCTTACCTCCATCAGAATTGCCCCCAGTAGTTCCAGTATGGGTATGAGTAACTGCTGAGTGGGTATGGTCAACTGTGTGAACATGGGTGGTAGCTCCACCTGTAGCTCCTGAGTTTCCACCCCCAGCTGCACCTCTTAAATACTTATCTGTTAAATCTGGAGTTGAACTTGTACCATCGCATTTATTCCATCCAACTGGCAAAGTAGAAGAATTAAATAATCCCAAAGCTCCATTAGGTACTCCTGCATGGGAAGTATTAGGTTTAATAAAAATAACTTCGTAATAAGGTGGCAAACTAGAAACTGATTGATAGCTAATTGTATCTGATAAACCACCTCCAGTTGGAGCATCTGAAGTCCAATCATGCACATGGGAATCACGTGCTGCATTTTGATTTGAATTATCAGTATCTTCATTTGCACCATCTCTTGAAGTTTGGCCTGTATGAGTATGGCTTGCTAAAGTATGCGTGTGCGCGGGTGAAGTATGAGTATGAGTATCAGTTCCCCCTGTATTATTAGGGTTAGTTGCATTAGGTGCACCTTTTATAAACTTACCATCAAGTGAAGTTTCCCTAGCCCAGCCACTAGGAATACTGGCATTAGTGCCTGTCCAAATGAAGATAACACCTGTGGGTATATAAGACATACATTTTATTAAAACTTTTCAACAATCATTGATAGTCGCCAAAATTCTTTATTAACTAATTTCTTTGCTCTTGCTAAAGCCTTTTCATAACTAGTATCAATTAACTGAACTTCGACATTATCAACTAAAGTTCCTTCATCTGTTTTAAGATGATACCCTTGGATAATATAAACTAAATAAGGTTTTTTCATTTTAAAAGTCTTGTAACAAAGCTAACAAATCCCATTTACTTGCAAGGTCATTATAAATAAATCCTAGATAATCAAACTTGCTTCCCCCTGCATGAGTCTCAGGGAATGGCATATTTGTACTTGCTCGGTAAGCACCATTAAAAGCATAAGTCTGGGAATTAGTTGATTTAATTCTTACAATTAAAACTTTCCCATCAGTTGGAGTTCCAGTTGGAGCATTTAAAGTTAGAGTTCCATTTCCACCAGTATTTGTTTGAATCACCTCATCATAAAGATCAATATTAGGAGTAATTGAAGTTGCACTTGCTACACTCCCAACCCTTTTTGTAATACCTTTACCAGTTAAAGTTGATGGAATGAAAGCATTTTTGATTGTAATTTGCTCTCTTGAATCTGCAATCTTTGCATCTGTAATTTCTGTGGCTGCATTTAAAACAGTAACTTCAGCCAACTTTAAATAGAAAGCCGGGGTTGCTGGTACTCCTGCACCTGGGGTTCCTGCAACTATAATTAATTCTGCAATATCTGAAGCAAACTCATCAGGGGTTGCACCCGGGTCAATCTTTATACAAGTTAAATCAATTCTAGTTTGGCCTGAAGCATTAGCACCTATTACTAAAGTCCTACTTCCAGTTGTTCCTGCAACAACTGCCTCCCAAAATTTAATTGAATCTGAATCAGTTTCATCAAAAGAATCATTAGGGATATAACCTACACCTGCATCAACTACAACTGTCATTGCTGGGGTTCCAGCTTCATGGACTAATAAATGGCCACCATCTAAATCAACTACACCACTTAAAGATTCAATTTCATCTGTAGAAGTACCCCTTATATCTCCTTCTGTAGCACCTCCATCACCACCCATATTGGGTTCTAGGCCATTTCTGATTCTTATATTAACTGACATATTTTTATTATAACACTTTTGTTTTGCCTTACTCTAGTTGCTTTCTCAAGCGCAAGACTTCAGCCTCAAGTTCTCTTAATCTTCTCAAGAGGTCTTGAATCAATCTCAATAAATCTTCTTCTTCAATTGTATTAAATCCACCCATATTATGATATTGCTGGTATTGTAAAGTCTCCTAAGGTTAAGGTCAAAGTTTCAGTATTATCAGTATTAAAATTTACCTGCCATTCAAAGATTCTAAAATTCTTACTAATGTTATAAATTCCATTCTGGACCTTTAAAGCAATAATATCACCCAAAGCAAAATCTGCAATTGTAGGTGATTTTCTTACAATTCCCATACTAATTTTTAATAAAGGAATACCATATTTACGAATCATAGCATCACCACTTTCATTAAGTGTGCCGGGTTCTGAAACTGTAGTCTCATTTGATAACCCTTCCCTTAATTTATATTGAGTTTGTAAAGCTGCATCACTTCTCTCAACTCTTAAAGGATCGAGCGGGTCTCCTGAATCTCCCAAGATTATGGCTTTATTTACTGGCTTACTAAAATCTTCTGTAATTCTCATGTCTGAAACATTAACTCCATATTCCAAAATAATATCATCACTTCTGTCTACTCCTTGAGTAACATAAACATTAAATACTTTTGAGTTATTAATTTCAAAATCAAAACCATTTAAAACATTACTTAGATTAATAATTGCTTGCCCAACATTTTGATTATAATAAGTACGGTCTCTATTTTGTGTAGCTTCAATAGTTCCTTCAGTAATTCCTAAATCTCCATTACTTAAACTTTGTGAAGTATTTATTAATTGCCAGGCAATTTCACCTGCATCAATTCCAGTAAATGTAACTTCTGAATCAGTATACCTTCCAAGTAATTGTTCAAACCAATCATAACAATAAATAGTAACCCAATTGTCACCTTTATTATCAAGAGTTCCTTGTTTATTAACTTGCTCACCTGCCCAAATTAATATTTCTTCTCTCCAAACTTCAACTGAAAAAGCTCGGAGTCCAATTAAACTTCCAGCATTAGGGTCATTAATTGGAACTTGAAAAGAACATTGGCCATAATTATTTAACCTCTTGCCAAATTGTAAAGCTCTGAAGTTTGGAAACTCACCTAAATAATCACCATCTACATCTCGGACTTGTATTTTATACATAATTAAATGCCTCCATAAGCATCACGATATGAAACTTTTAAATTTGTATCTGCAGTCAAATCAGTACCTACGAAAAATCTTAATTCATTTTCACCAGGTATTAAACTCCAAAAGTCACCAGTAAAATCTGGGTATAAATTATCAGTTCCATTTTTGATAACACTTCTTGTTTTGACATCTATTTCAATTACATCTCCACCTGCCAAAGTTGATGATAAAGTAAATTCTTGATCTGTAGTAACATTCCCAACTGTAAAATCTGTACCCGGTCCAGTAATTGTAAATATTGGGTCTGTAGTTTCACTCCCTTCATTGATAACTATATTATTAATTTCTGTTGCTGGGTCTGTAGGAACTGGAAAACTCATAGGAATAATTGCAGGTATTGAAGTACCACCTCTCAAAATAGTTTCTCCCATAATCTGTTCTTTTAATGTTTGTGAATAAAATCTCCAATCTGGGGCTATCATTTCTATTAAGAATGAATGAGTTTTATGAGTATAAGGATTTAATGCTTTGACAACTTCAGCTTCAAATTGTAATGCAAGATCATCATAAGTTGTAAAAGTAATTAATTTCATAGTTCCTGTTTGACGAAGTGCGCGAGCTAATCTTCTTCGCATTGCAAAAATATCAGAATCAATTAAATCACCTGAGATTGAAACTCGACGCTTTCCAAATTTTGAAGTAATATAAGTAGCTCCATAATTCCCGGCAACATCATCAATTGATTCACGAACATCTGCATATTCAAATCCTTCAAAAGCACGAAGAATTGTACCTAAATAATTATCATAAAAGGTAAAAGTATTATTATCTTGTTGTTCTGTAATTGTTAGTATTTTCATTGTGGCATCATTCCTGCTCTAAATCCGAGTTCTCGGCCTATTGCTTGCACATCTTGCATCCCCCCTACCTTATCCACATAGATATTAATGTCTTGCTTTACCCCAGAGCCTCCTGAACCTACTGTAGCAAGTGCTGGTTGATAATTATTACTCATCATTCCCAAATTTGGTAATTGTATTTCACCTAAACTAGCATATTCTTTTTTAATAATATCTAATCCTTTAATAACATTATCGACTAAAGATGGACTATTTCTATGTAATGGATTTACTTTTTGAATTGCTTGCCAAGCATCTTCAGCCATTTTCTTAACTTCATTAAATGCACTACGGAAAGGTGAAGTTATTGCATCCCATAAATTACTTAGTGCTGAGATTATCATTCCCGGTAAACTTTTAAACCAATCAACAACACCATTAATTAAATCAGGAATTAATGAATGGCCAACTAAAACATCAAATAACCATTTGAAAAATCCAAATACCATATCAACCCCCATTTTAACTTGTTTAACCCACTCTGTAATAATTGCTATTACTAATCTTATACCTTCAATAAATATAAATATTGCTCCTAATAAAATAGACCCTAATAAAATAGCCAAAAACTTTAATACAGGCATAAGGACTGGTTCTAATACAGTCCATAATTGTTGTAATGCAGGTAATAGTTGGGTTGATAATTGATTCCAAATTGCTTGTAATTGAGGTAAAATTAAATCTCTAAATACTCCACCAACCAAATCAATTATTGGTTGTAATCTTGTCATTATTGCTTCCAAACCTCCAAAGTGGTCAAGTAATAATTTGACAATAAGACCTAATGCAGTACCTATTAAAATAAATGGTAATAAATTTAACATCAAAAGTGCTGCACTCCCAGCTGCTGCTAATAAGGCAGGTGCAAGTCCACCGAGAATAAAACCAATAATAATTGGAAGATTAGTTTGTAATTGAGGGAAAATTTCTTTATTAAATTTATCCATTAAACCTTGTACACCACCCATCGAAGTAAACCAATCATCAAAAGCTTGAATCAATGGTTTTAGTTTATCAGCAAGTGCTTGACCTACTAACTCTTGAAAATCATTAAATATTTCTTTTACATGATCTAGTTGCCCGCCAAAAGTATTTAATTGTGCTGCACCTGAACCTCCAAACTCAGTCATTAATTCACCAATAATTAATTTTTGTCTTTCTGCAATATCGGTAACAGTTTTAAATTTAATTGCCAACTCATCAGTATTAACACCAACTCTATGTAAAGCACCTAAGCCTTGTTCTGGGTCTTGTAATGCTTTACCTAATTGTTTAGTTGTATCTGCTAATTGTTCAGCACTAGGTCTCAATCCACTATTCATTGCATAAGCTGTATCAACAACAGCTTTAGTAAATGCTGGGAATTGATCTTTACCTATATTAGTAAATGTCAAACCCATATTTATTGCTGCCAGAGCTGCTTCATCACCAATAGTTGTATTTCTTTGAATTTCTTTTGAAAGGGCAATTAAAGCGTCCTTAGACATTTGTATTCTTGGAATATAACCACCAACCATAGCAGTAGAAGTCTTACCCAGTTGTCCTTCAAGTTCTGAAATTGTAGCTGTGACTTGTTTAACAGCCTTATCATGTTTGTAAACTGAATCTTCACCTTTGGCATGACTATGATTTAAGTCATCTAATTTATCTTTAGCAGTTGCTAATTTATCAGCCAATTCTTTATGTTTATCTGCAGATAAACCAACAGTAACAGCATGGGCTTTAGTAGCAGGAGTTAAATCTTTTGTAGATTTTAATACAGCATCAAGCTGAGCATTCATTCTTGCACTTTCTTGGTAAGCATTTAAAGAAGAAACACCAAATCCAACTAAAGCAGTTCCAGCAGCTGCTACACCAAGAGCAAAGACTTTTGAACCTTCAACAGCTTTATCAAAACTAAAACCTAAATTTTCTACATCCTTAGAAGCTTGTCCTGCTTTACCTTTAAATTTGGTATCATCAAGATCAAGATCATAATAAATTGAGCCTACTTCTGTTCCTTGTGCCATCTTAATTCAAATTATAACACTTTACCCCTTAATCTTTTAAGTAGAAGTTGTCTGTCTTTTTTAATTACTTCAAGATCAATTTCTTCATCAGAGTTTAATATGTTTCTATAAATATCACTAACTTTTTTGCCACCATTACCTTTTAAATGAGGTACAGATATAATATTAATTAACTCTAGTTTTTCTCCAGCATCTAATTTTTGAGCAGATTTTAACATACCAGTAAAAGTTGCAACATATTCATTCAAAACCATTTCAATAGTATATGCAGGATAATGTTTAATGAAGAATGTTATTGCGAGGCTTAAACTTCTGTTTTTTTTTGTGTATCTTGTGCTTGTGCTAACTCTTCTTGTTTATAAATAAAATCAAGTAAAGCAATAGTTTGCTTCATTGTTAAATCCATTTCATCAATATTAGGTACAATTGGTTTCAAAGATTCAAAAATATCTCCCATTGTATTTACCATTTCAGTTTCACTTTTACCTGCTGAGGCTTTTAAAAGTCTTTGAAGTGTTAAAAAATCCTTTAATTTAAGAGGATTAATATCATATAACTTACCATTTACTTTAACAGTTTTTTTCTCTGGTGCCAAAATATCTAAATCAAGAGTATCACTCATACATATATATATTACTATTGAGGATTTATAATGTCAATTACGAAAGTATATAACCAAGGTTATCTTCATCTGAAGCATTAATATCAACTAAGGCTGTGAATGTAACATGGATTATTCTTTCATCATTAACTTTATAATTTGCATCAACAGCTTCAGTGGGTACTGCATTTCTAAAATACCAACTAGGAGTACCATCAAAAGGAGTAAGAATAAGTTCATGACCTTCAACTTCACGACCTGCTAATCCACCAAATTGGATAGCTCCACCAGAACTTGTAACTCCTGCATAAGCATTCTCAATATTTTCAAGAGTATGTTCAGCAATCCAAACTTCAACTGTTAATTTTTGACCAATAAGAGAAGCCTTGACTGGGGTATTTCCATATTTTCCTGATAAATGAAGATGAACATCTGGTTCATAATTTACGACTACTCCTTCTTCAGATGTTAAACCAACATCTTGGCCGTCAATCGACAATGCTCCTGCACCTATTCTGAAGTTTGATGGTCCATCCATATTGAGTCAATTGTAGTTCACCCTTATATCCCTTGTCAAGAACTAACTAAACTCTTCACCTATACGATATACAAAAGCCAAACTTAATTTGAATAAATGTCGTCTTTCAGCATCCCTATCAAAATCTGTAATCATGCCTACTGCATAAGAAAGATAAATATGGTAACCATCAATTTCATAATTCTCATTTCTATGTAGAATATCAAAAATATCTTGAAGTTTTTTATAACCCTCATCATATTTTGAATACCTTGCCCAGACATCTACATTTTGAACATAATAAGGAATTGCTTTATTTGGGTCTGGTGAAACTGTGGCTACCATTGCAGCACAATCACTTTTATCAAAAGGTAATTCTCCAATAAGAATATTCCCAATTCCATTATCTTCAAGGTAATCTAAAATTTTATCAATTATCATATATGTATTGTTTTAGCTTCATTTCTAAAATAGTCAACAGCTTTTGCTGAGATTTGGTTTCCTGGATCTCTTAAATAAAACTTCTTAGTCCCGGGTGTAGTATATTTTCTCACAGTTCTTTTATGATCTCCGCCAAACTCTTGGAATCTAGCATACTCCATATTATAAGAAACAATATAATTTAATGGCCCTAATCTTTGAAAATGCCCGGAAGCTCTAAGTTGACCATCTTTAAGTGGCACTTGAGCTTTAGATAACCTTTCAATATCAATAGCCATGCGATTAAGTGCCCTATCCATTACAGTGGCATTCTCTCTAACAAAGGTCATAATTTTATCGACAATTTTTATCATAGGTCATGCTTTTTAACAAATCCTTTTAAGAATTCTACAATGCTACCAGACAATCTACGAGCTTTGATAAGCCTATTGATTCTCCAATACTTGCCATCTGCAAAGATTATACTTGCTTCCTGGATATTAGCATCTGGTTCAAACCAAACAATTGCATCAAAAGATTCAAGACCTTCTTTATTTGAATTGCGGTCAAGTTCAGTAATATATCTGAACCTACATTTTATTGAAGTTTCTGAACTAGAGATTTGGTCACCATGTTTATCTTGTGTAGTGGTAACTATCTTTGCTTCTTGATTAAGGGTGTGACTAATGATTCCCATTTTATAAAATAAACTTTTTCCATTTGTCTAAATTTTTTAATACATTTGCTGTATCCGAATCAATCTCAGAAGCATTTAATAACTTGTAAGAATAACCCTCAATAGACTCACTGCTATACATCCCTGTAGACGATGTAGCCTTCTGTAGATACTTTGCAACCAAAGCAGTACAAACCACCACAATATCTGCCGGGACTATCCCAGCGCCCCACACAGCAGTTACCTCTATATTCCCCTGGCCATATTGGAAACTCCCAGTCCTCAAATGAATTGATTGTTTAGGATTCTTGTTAAGAGGATAAAGTAACCAATCAGTTTCTTCTTCATATTTGATAACTTCATTACCTTGGTTATCCTGAACTGAGATTGATTCTAACAATGTAAAGTCATCTATAAATAGTTCGCGCTTACCATTACCATTAAAGATTCTTTCTGAGGGCTCTAAATCATCAATCTCATCATCGACTTCAGTATCAACCGATAACCATTCCCGGTTAGTATAGCCATTTATATATGAAGAATTTTGGAGTATTACCTCATCAATTATATCTATTTCTTCGTCGGTAAGTTCCCTTTTAAGGTAAGATTCGACACGACCTTGATCTGTGTACATAACAATATTCTATCACAATTACAAAGAGGCGGGTATATTAAAGGTTACAATCTATGCAGATTATTTAGAATCTATGCAAACCTGTACATTATAATGTAGGGATTTCAGAACATTACAATGCTAACATTATAAAGTTACTGGTGTTGAGATGAACCTAGGAGGTTAAGATCCGCTTTCAAGTTTCAATACTGAGAAAGCTGCTGGGAATCTTACAATGGCATTCATTCTTTTAACAACTCTCATTGCTTGTGCATCTTGAGTCATAAGATTGATTGTATTTGTATCTTGATCTTCTTCATCTGGGTCACCAACTATACCTGTGTCAAACATCTTGACGCTCAAAGTATTTCTTTCTCCAAGAGTTACGAATTTCAAATCTCCATAAACCATTATTGCTTCACCTGGGTCTGCATCTTCAACTTTATTCAAGACTTCAGTTAATTCATAAGGTCTATTAAGGATTGTTGCAGGTGCTCCTGAAGCTACTCCTGGCAACCAAAGTGGTCGGTCATTTTGATCTTTCATCTTCATAACTTCACCAAGGAATGTTCTATTCAAGAAGAATCTACCATTATCACCAGAAGCTGATGGTACTCCAAAGATCATGTCTACTAATTTTTCAAAATTAAGAGCTGCAAGGTTTGCAATCTCAACTAGATTTGTACCTGCAACTGTAGTAATACCTTTATTCTTTGGTCCAGTGTCATCACTTTCAGTAAAGATTAACTGATCTTCTTGTCTTGCATAAGCTCTTGCAAATCTATTTGTAGCATCTGTCCAAAGATCAATAGCTGAATCTTCATTAAGTTCATCAGTTATAGGTAAGATAGCTGCAAACTTTCTCCAAAGTAAGGTCTGGGAATCATAACTAAGTTTGGTGGATTTCTTAACTCCACTCTCAGCTGTATCATAAATTGACACATCATCATCACCCAAAAGGAATTTAATACCATTCCCGGATGCTGAGCGTCTAACTGTAGCAAATCTTCGACCTACTCCAAAGGATTCTTCAAGACGAGTTATTTCAGTAACAAATTCTGCTGGAGGTAAAACTACACCATCATCAGTAGTATTCATGGCATCTTTGCCAACTACTTGTAGATATTCTGAGAAATTACCACTTTTTACGCCCCTAGCATAAAGTAAGAATTTCATCTCTTTTGAGACATCACCTTTTTTACCTGCTTGGATTGAGAAGTTTCGGAAAGCAATTGGGTCTGCACTCTTTAATGCTTCAACTTCTGCTTGGAGTTTCTTAAGTGCTTCTGCTGTTTCACCTTGACCTGCAGCAACTTTTTCAGCTTCTGCTTTATCTGCAGCTACTTTGTCTGCTTCTTCTTTTTCTTTTGCTTCACGAGCAACTTTCTCTTCTTCAGTTTCTTGAGTTTCTTCTTTCAATACAGATGCATACTTTTTAGCTTGAGCTTGTGTCAATTTTTCAACATTCTCTTTGAGGAATTTTATTTCACCAATTGTTAAATCGGCTACTGCTTTTGCGAGGATCTCTTCTAATTTGTACATAACTACATTGTAGGATTTCAAAATACTAGTGTCAAGCCCCAATTTACGAGCAGTAATCAATGCTTCAGAATTGGCTGGAACTGGTACAACTGAAAATTCAACCATCTCAGATTTTGTAAAAGTATTACCATCCATCTCAAGAGGTATAAATCCAATTGAAACTGCATTTAAGAATCCACCTTTAATTAAATCATAAACTTGTTTAGCAAAAGGATTTTCTTCTAAAGCAAACTTCATCTTGGCCATTAACTTACCACCACTTTTCCAAACTTTAGTAGCTTGTGCTATTGGGGGTTTATCATAATCATGTGCCCATTGAACAACCGGGTTATCCATATACTTTTTAACACTAAGCCCAGCAATATCAATTATCTCTCCATGCCTATCAACTGAATCTGAAGCAACAATTGCTTGAACTTCACCATCGCCTAAATCTTTAGTTTCAAAAATACCATCTAATTCTTTCTTCTCGGCATTTTCTAATTTAACAACTGTGGATTTTTCATCCTGCAATTGCTGAAGCTGATCTGTGCTTAGTTCTTGTTTATGAAGTTCCAAATACTGCAACTCCGCAGCAGTTCTCTCATCAACTTTTTTGGCTAGAATCTTTTTTAATTCATCCATAAAATTAGTATATCATATTAATTCCAAACAATAAATTTAATCTTTTTTCTTTTAAGAAACTTTGCAAGTTCAAATATTATAAACTCAAATGGGTAAAATTCTCTTTCGATAACATGATAACCTTTTAAAATACAATTGTCATCTTCTTTATCAAATGAAAACTTACCAACTAAGCGCCCACTTGCTATAACCTGGGCTTCAATAAAAGTATCTGCAATTATAATCTGTTGGGTACAACCTTTAGCTCTAGCCCTAGCAATATGATCTTTGAAGTCAACTGAAAAATCTGGTTTACTAATACTTATTTGCATAATTTATTATAGCACTTCTCCTTGAAATTTCCCGAAGTAAGCATGACCTTCAACTGTACCTTTACTACCAAGCCATTCATTTAATTTAGATTCTTCTAAAACATTTGGATGGCCTGGGGTATTACCTATACCTAACCAATCAAAAAAGTAAATTACTTTTCCAATAGCCCGCATTCTTTTACAAATAGCTTCTGGGTCTTTGACATGCTGAAGCACATTGTAGCAAAGAATAATATCAAATGATTCTGGGAATTGCATAGTCTCGGCTTCTTCTTTTAAGACTTCAACCCCACATTCTTTGTATCTTACTTGGGTCCAATTAGGATAAGTACAAGGATCGAGGACTACCATTCGCTTGGCTTTACTCTTAAGAAGAATAGAATATGGCCCACCACCTACATCTAATACAGATTTGCCATCAAAATTCCAGCCTTTTGCCCCAAATCGACTAACCATAAAAGTATCAAGACCCATAGAATGAGCATAATTGTATTGCTTAGTTTCTTCATTGTAAGAATTAGCACAGTTATTATTAGCCGAATGCCAGTTTGCCTCCCAAGCTTGATGTTCATCCCAAGTCATTTCCATTATAGTTTTTTAATTCCAATTACTTTATTTAACTTTTGTATTCCAATTTGAGGTTTCAAATCTTTAATACTAATAGTAGGTTTCAAAGACATAATTTGCAAACTTCCTTTTTGGCTAACAATATTAATTACCGGGTTAAGACTTTTAATATCAACATAAATACTTTTAACTTTTCTTCTCTTTATTCTGGCTTTACCAAGTATCAATCGGTTTGTAACATCTCTAACTGCAGCCTTACCTAAAATAATTCTATTAACTGCTTTCTGTATCCTGGCCAAACCTTGAATAGTAACTGAGATTATTCTTTGGATTCTGGCCAACCCTAATATATCTTTGTTAGCTTCTGTTGATATATTTATTTTTGCCTTACCTAAAATATCTTTTGATACAACTTCTTGAATTCTTGATATACCTAAAATATTTTTAGTAGTTGAAACTGTTATCCTTGCCAACCCTTGAATTGTTTGATTAACAGTTATAGTTATTCTTGCCAAACCTAAAATGGTTTGTGAAACTATTACCCGGATTCTGGCAATACCTAAAATATCTTTTGTAACACTAACCATGATTCTGGCCTTACCAAGAATCACCTGGGTTACTGTAACTCTGATTCTGGCCAAACCTAATATTGTTTGATTGACTATTTTTTGGATTCTGGCTAAACCAAGAATAGTTTTTGTAACTGTAACTCTTATCCGTGCAAGCCCCTGCACAGTTTGGTTTACTACTTTCTGAATACGAGCTTTACCAAGAATGGTCCTGGCAACTGTAACCATTATTCTTGCTTTACCAAGTATGGTTTTAGTAGTTGAAACTGTTATGCGCGCAAGTCCTTGAATTGTGGCAATAACTACTTTTTGTATTCTTGTTAAACCTAAAATAGTTTGATTAACAACTTTCTGAACTCTGGCTTTACCTAATATAGTTTTTACAGTTGTCGCAGTAATACGTGCTAACCCTAAAATAGTTTTATTAACAACCTTTTGGATTCTTGCAATACCTAATATAACTTGACTAACAGTAGTTCGGATTCTTGCTTTACCTAAAATAGTCTTAATAGTTGTGACTGTAATGCGTGACAATCCAAGAATAGTTTTAATAGTGGTTGCAGTAATACGTGCTTTACCCAAGATAGTTTTAGTTGCAGTAACAGTTAGATTTGCAATACCTAAGATTGTTTTAGTTGTTGTAACTCTAATATCAGCTTTACCTAATATTGTCTTGGTAGTAGTTGCAGTTATTCTGGCCTTACCTAGAATAGTCTGTGCAGTAGTTTTTGTTATTCTGGCTAACCCTAATATTGTTCTTGCAACTGTAACCCTGATTCTTGAAAGTCCTAAAATAGTTTTAGTAGTAGTAACTCGAATATCTGCTTTACCAAGAATTGTGCGTGCAGTTGTGGCTGTAATTCTGGCTAATCCAAGTATTGTTTGAGCAGTAGTTTTTGTAATACGTGCTAATCCTTGGATTGTTTTTAAAGTTTTATAAGTATTTACATTATCAATATATGAAACAGCTGGGCTTCCTGATTCATCTAAATCATAAATATCAAAAAATATTCCTGCAAACCAAAATGAGTCTGAGGTTGTATAATGCCCTAATTCATTCCAAGTTTGGCTATCTGCTGAATATTCAAAATAAACTGTAGTCCCACTTGTTCTAAATCTTATATATCTATAATTAGTGGCATTATAAGTATCAGTTGCCACACTTGTTTCAACTCCATTTTCTAACTTATAAGCAGTAACTCCATTACTTGCAAAAATAAAATATGCTGCCCAATCTGAATTACTAATATTAATAATAGAAACTTTAAATTGAGAATCACTATGAGTAATACTTCCAATTTGGGGTATCTCTACATGAAGAGAACCATCAGCAATATTCCAAGGTTTTGTTGTAAGACTAATAAGTTCAGCTTCAACATTAGGACTTAATTCAATCCTATTATTTGTTTCACTCCCTGCAAATAAACTCCATTTTGTAGCATCTAAACTATTATCATTAAAGTCATCATAAAGACCTGAAATTAACTTAGTAATAGTAGATCTACCTAAAATAGTTTTAACAGTAGCTGCAGCTTGGATTTTAGCAAGACCAAGAATATCGCGAATTGCAGATGAAGCCCCCTGCTTAGTGAGGTTTATATATTGTGATCGTAGGGCTTTGAATGACATATTGTATTATTTTTGGATATTGTATTACCCTAATTTTTATTATATCACCTAGCTAGACCTGGACTAAATGGTCTTGGTCTAAGTCCACTATTTATTTTTTTATGTTGATTTATAAAAAAGTAATAAGGGTCTGCTGTAAGTTTAGTAATTTCTGTAGCTGTTAATTCACGATTCCAAACATAAAGGTATCTAATTACACCATCTAAATATTCTTCATTACCTGAACCATTTCTTTTTGCTATAGCAGCATTTGCAGTATCATCAACTATTGTTGTTGTTGCTCCCTGGCTTCCAACAGTTGTACCATTAATTATTAGTTTCATATGATTATTAGTAACTGAATATATACCAATAACTTTTGCTGAATCTCCTGCTGCACAATTTACATTACTATCAAGTTCACCAGAAGACCCACCTGCAACATAAAATCTAACTCCACGATTTCCCCATTCAGCTACATCACAAGACCAACCACGAGTATTATTTGCACCTAAAGCATTATCTTTTGTAAAAAACATATATTCTTTATTTAATGGTGGTCTGGTAGTTATCTTATATTCCAAACAAAATGAAAGGTCCTGAGTTATTCTTAATTGACTAGGATTGCCTAAATCATAAGATTGACTTGAAGCAGCAGCAAAAAGGACTTCAGGATCTTGTCCAGTAAGTTGCCAAACTGGAGTACCAGTTTTTGTTGCAATATTTATATTACGAGTTTTATCACCAGGAATACCAGTACCTTCATTAAAAGGCATACATAAAACCATTCCCGAGACAATCGGGTTATTAAAATCTAATGTTGGATTTACAGGTTTTGCCATTATGATGCTAATTCAGACCTACTCATTCCATTACCTACTGAGATATTTCTAATTTTATTACTTAACCCATTAAGATTTGTCGGGTTATAAACTACTAGATAATTATAAACAACTGTATTTGAGTTAACATTCCCACGTGTTCCTAAAGTAAAACCAGAACTATTCATACTTTGAATAGAATCATTTACTTGAGCATAATCAAAGCCAATAGAATTATCACCTTGAATTACTGGAGTTTTAAAACATGGGTCTTGAGATGTACTTGATTTAATTAAAACTAATCCTGGGGGAAAACCTGGGTCAATTACTGTATTATCAACTCCATTCCCGGTATAAGTACCAACTTTAACTTTACCTGTAACACTTTTGAAAGCAAAACCAAAACAAGCAACACTTGGATTTACTAAATTTGCAGATCCTACTGAACCATTATTTATTGTACAACCATCTGCATCAAGGCTAACAATTAAATCAGTTCTATCTTGAGTTCCACCTCCACTAAATACCATTGAAGTATCTGTTGCACTAGAAAATTTCATTGCACCTGTTAAAGATTGAATACCTTTTATAAAAACAAATGCTGGTTGAAAACCAAATCCAGTAAGTGCTTTACCATCTGTACTATCACCTGTAAAAGTAAAAACTTTAAAATCATTAGCCGAATCTTCTGCAATAGCTATGTAATAAAATAAAGAATTATTACCATTAATTCTTGAATCACTACCCACTGTAAAACCATTTACTTCAAAAGATTGAATAAAAGTAGTTTCATAGCCCCAATCATTTCTAATATAAGTAGACTTCCCGGCATCCATATCTTTAGTTCTGAAAGCCATACCATCTGAAGTAATTGCAGGTTTTGCTATAACCATATCTGGTTTAAACCCAATCCCGGTTATTGCATGAGAAGAAGTCCCATCACCAATATAAGTTCCATATTTTATTAACATTATCTTATTTTTTCTCCAATACTAATTATACCTGTATTCCCAACTGATGAACTTGGAAATTTATAGTTATTTACAATCCAAGGTTCAACTTTAATTTCAATTACTTCTGTTTGCCACCCCGAAGCTGTACCTGATATTGATACATTAGTTGATGGCCAATCTTGTGGTGCAGGGCCATTTGTGTCAAAAGCTGCAACTTCAGAAGATGAAGCAACTAAAGCAGACCCAGATATTAAAGCCATATTAGTAGGTGGTGATTCTAAAGTAGTATCTGCACTTCTATGACCCGCAAAAGCAATAAACCAAGAATCACCAATTATATTTGATTTAGTCAAAGTCCTTGCTGCATAGTTGACTGTATTTGTTGTACCTGAACCTGGGGCAAAAGTTCCTATTGGAGTTCCTGAAGATAAGTGACCCCTATAAACTAAGCAAACTAAATCAGTCGCATTAGTCCAAGTTCCTGAAAGTTCTGCAGTTGAGGTTGCAATTTTCCACGCCATAGAGACTGAACATGAGGTACCATCTGTTGTACTTGTAATTGAAGTCCAAACTGTAGGTGAACCTGTACCAATTGTAGGATTTGTTGCTGATCCATCGCGGAAAGCAAACATTATTATTAAATCTCCTATCTTATGCGTAGGAATAGTAATTGAGGTACTTTCGACTGCAGTTGCACCAACTCTTATAAGCATAACTTATTATACCAGTAAATTAATTCCAGGATTCGAGGGTGTATTGAAGTCCTGTCTCAGTATCGCTTGCACTATTTGAACCGTGAGTAGTAGTAATAGCCAAAGCTGTATCTGCTGTTAAATCAAGTGACGCTGTAGCAGGTGTAACTTGGCCTCCTGCAGTTAATGGAGAGACTGCTGGGGCACCTGTCGCAGACCCTACTGTGGGGGCAGTGCCCCCGAATACCATCGCATATCCATTGCCCATTACAGTGCCTGAGGAACCATTTGAGCGAGTTGTTATCCAGACCTCAACTATCTCAAGCCATGCTGCAGCACTAATAAGTGTGGTAATTGTACCTGTCTTACAAATAACAGTTCCTGCAACTCCACCCCATCTAACATTGAATATTTTAGTAACTGTACCTGAGCCTAATTCTGAATACTGACCAATATAAACAATGTGAATAGTACGGCCATCTTGCATGTAATTAGCAGGGATAGTTATATTTGGATATAAAATAGTTTCAGTAGTTGATGAAGCCACAGCAGTACCAGAAGCAGTAGCCCAAGCAATTAATTCTTCCCAATATTGTCGTGAAATTTTAGTATCCCCCTTTCATAAAACCTACTTGGTTTAGTGTTTTTGTTTTATTAAATAAATCTAATTCTATTTTACTATATGTAGATGCCATTTTTCTTGAATTGTTTATGTCCCAATTATTTACTCGTGATTTACAAAAATCTAAAATAGTTTGTGCAATATCTTTTTTAACAATTAAATATGGTAAAATCTGTTCAATAAATTTTATAAGTCCAATTCTATCACTAATTCTTACGATATAAGTTTCATGTTGGTTTGTATCAGAACTACCTAATATATGTGTATATGATCTTTTAAGTTTATCAGCCATCCAAACAATTACTTCTTGATTCGTCAAAACAATCTTAAATTGTGGAGAATAGGTAGATTTTAACATATTTTTGATTTTGTGAGCAATATAAAAACATCCTTCACCATCTATTAAACCAGCCATATAAACAATGTTATCATGTTCTAATTCAGGAACTATAAAGATTTGCCTACTCATTCGACTACCTCCTTTGCCCCTACATCTCTAGGATCGACAATTTGCGCATGAGGGATAGCATCTAAAATAGCTTTCCTTAAAGCTGACAAATCTAATTTTAATTCACTAATTTGAGTTTGAAGTTCACGAATAGTCGGAAGTTTGACACCTGTTTTCTCACATTGAGCACAATCAATATGCTTTCCATTCATACCAACTGTAAATCCATAACCCCCACAGTTATTGCATTTTTCCCCGGCAATCCCGGTAATATTTGCAGGTTTAGGAAGTTTAGCCATATTAATCCTTACTTCTGTATGCTCTTGACCAACTTCTGGTTTATCACCAGCTAAATGTGACATTATTGGATTTTGTGGGTTCATTTTAACTCCTCCATTCTTTTTAATATATTCTCTTTAAGATAAAATTCAAATACCTCTTGTGTAGGTGGTACTCCTGGGGGAAGTTCTGGAAGTGCAAAATCTTCATCAAATTCTTTATCACCGACATACATTCTGACCCTGGCTGAATCATACTCTTTAACTATATTATTAGCCTCATCTAGTAATGGGTGAATCCCTAAAATCAAAAATTTCTTTTCCATATTTTTATTATACTACTAATTCTATCATGAAACTGCAATCTTCTGTTGGTAGTTCTTACCTTTAATATTTGTTTGCCACCCAATAAAATACTCCCGGTATTCTGGTAAGTCTTCTGTTTTTGTGGCCATCATAGTTTTAGTATCATAATTAACTTTGGTTTCTTGGGTAACTTGATGATACCAAATTAAATTAAATTTATCTGGCATACTAGGAAGTCGATCTGATTCTAATAAAACTGCAAGACCATTAACATAGAAAACCCCAGTGATTAAATCAACTGTAATAGTATTGCCTTTGCCTACAACTGAGAATCTATGGATACTTAAATCTTTTTTATTTTGAAGTAACTCAAGTAAATCGTGATAACAATTCTCTTTAGGATTTACTTCAGATATATCTTGAGGGTTTTGTTTAATAAAACTACCATCTGATAATTCAGCTACCCAGAGATATTGTAATTTGTTTGGAGTTGTTTTAAATAACATTGTATTGTTTTCAGTAAATATTGTATTATTTTTTTGCTTTTAGAAAATCTGCTAATTTCTTTTCTTGTGCTTCAATACTAACTTGACCTGTATTTACTTCTTCATGGGTAACTAATAATTCATCTAAGTTTTCAGTATCAGCCGGGAATTTAATAAACCTACCACAACCTTCAGTTTGGCAAGTAAACACAAATTCTCCATCAGGGCTAAGCGAGGCTTTATGCTCTGTTACTTTTTGTTCTTTTGTACAAAATACGTCTTTCATATTAATTTTCTTGATATTGTAGCGTAAGAGTTACCTGTGCGGTATCTCCAGCTGCTGCACCACTTGTTTGTAATTGAGTTGTCAAGAAATTGGTATATTGATCTACTCCTGCATGAGCTTGAGAAGCTGCTTTACCTGTTGCTTCTGGGCCAGTAGGTCCAAAGAATACTGCTACACCTGAACCAATTGCAACTGCTGTGGTCATATCAACTGAAAGGGCTGCTAAAGCTGATGTAGTTGGGGTTACATATAAAAGCCTATCACCATCACCTGTACAAGCTGGGGTACCTTTAAGAGTTAATCCTGTGCCAAAAGCAGTCAAAGTATGAGCAAATAACCCTGTTAAAACTGTGTTGAATGTTCCTGAGAAGTGACCAAAAAGCCAAATAGGATAAGAATTTGAACCATCTGTTATTGGGTAAGCTGAATAAGCATCTGCATGAACATCACTATTTTTCCAATTTACATCTGATACACCAGCTGTACGAGTAGTACCTTTTGTAGGTGAACCTGTTTGGGTTCCGTGGTCTGCGTCAAATGCAAATGTTGCTGCCATATTATTTATATTCTATTCTTAAGAAAGTTCAGTGTCAATGTCTGTTCTAATAGTAATATCTTGTTTCACTAACATTCTCCCTGCATAAGTTGATGATATTCTGCCTAACTTATCTTTTAATTGTACATCAAACCAATAGTCCCCGGGAAGTATGTCTGTATCAGAACTACTTAGGCTCAAAGTACAAATTCCTAAGGTTGGATCTTCAAAAGTAGTTATATGCTTTTTTATAATTGCATTCTCATCAGTATCTTTTTTATTTCTTTTAACTGTGAAGAAAACTGTACCATCTGTTAAATCAATTGGGTTACTATCAATATCCTTGAATGTTAATTCAAAATCACTATCATCTCTTTTAATAATAAGCATTCTTTGGCTGGCCATAATCAATTATAGCATTAATTTTCAAGGACTACTGGCAATAATACACAGCGACAATTTGGGTGAATTGGGGGATGTTCAATATCCTCATAATCAATCTTTAATTTTCCACCATCTGCACCTGTAAAATCATGGCCTAGGTTTGCAAAGTTAGAATCAATCTCAACTACTTTACCTTCAAGCTCTGCACAAAATTCACAAGGGTCACCAGTTGTTGCCCATTCTTTACCAGTAACAAGAGGGGATTGACGATAAGCTGCAAGGCTTCCTTCATTGCTTACTGCAATACTTTCAGTTCGCGCAATCCTTTGAGCTCTAGTATCTGTAGCATAACTGTAAACTTCTTTGACTCTCTCTCTAAGTTTGGCAACTGATTCACCATTTTGAGTACCTTCAGATATTGCTGCCTCAATAGATTTTATAGTTTCATCATTTGTAGCAGTTGCAAGGCGGGTAGTTCTGTCATGGATATAATCAGTAATTCTATTAACAACTTCTAATTCAGTTTCTTTATCCCCGGCAAGTTCTAATGCAACCTTAGCTGCTGCTTTCATTAACTCAATCCCTAATGGGAAGAGTTTACCAACTATGCGGGTCTGTGAAGCATCGACATCAAATAACCATTCTATGAAACTAGACTTTTTATTATTTGCAAGAATTTCCTTTTGCTGAAGTTTAAACTCTGTATCCATAATGCCTTGATAAAGACCCATCCAGTGATCTTGTATTGAAAATAGGGATTCTGTAAAGATTTTTTCACGGAGTTTTTTATTTACTTCTAAGTCTTTTTTTTTTAAACCTTTAGTTGGTGTTATAACAGGAGCACTTGCCAAATCCCCTTTAGGGTCACCAGAAGTTGGAGTCAAACTAAATGGTTCTCTTATAACATCCCCTCCAGGAATTGGGTCAAGTTGTCTTTCTCCACGAATATCATTTGTAGTAAGCCATTTATTATGCCCTGCAGTCCATTCAGCTAATCTGTCTGCATCACTTTGAAGTGTTGGGTCTTCATAACTTAATAAGAATCCATCTCCCCAATCAGGGATTAAGAAAGCATTAAGGTGGTCCATCATTCTGTCAACAGTTGGGACTATGACATTTCGGGTAAAGACTTCTCTTGCTTCCAAAGCATTAGCACGATTTACATCATCAGTAATTCCAAGAATAGTTTTGCTTACTCTAAACATAACCATAATGTCATCGCGGGTCATGTCTTTTAATTCTTTAAGTGCTACCTCTTGAAGTTCCATACCAAGCTTTTGATAATCCAAACCATCGGCACCTTTAAGCATCATTGTCTTACCAGCATTTTCAGTTCCTGAATAATTTTCTTTAAATTGTTTCTTTAATTGCTCAAACTCATCCTTATCAATTACCCCTTTAACATTTAATATTCCTGATGGGCGACCTGAATTAAATATAGAGTTCTTAGTCCAGGTTGAAGCATACTCTTCAGTTTGAATATAAGTCTTAGCTGCTTGGATAGTCCCTAATCCATAATATCGATCTAATGGGTTAGGCATTTTGAAATGAAGTACTTCATCTTTATTAAATGGTTCTTTAGTTCCATCTGGTTTAACCATTAAATATCCAGCAACCATTCCCCTAGGGTCTGTTTTATCAACAACAACTTGCATTAAATCTGGTCGAAGTAAATGAAGTTCTTTTGTTTTTAAACTATTAAGTCCGCGCGCAAGGTACCAATAAGATTCTCCAGCAAGCAACATATAAGTAAAGTGCATTTCCAAAAACTGGAATTGTGATACATCAGGGTTAGGTCTTTTAATAAGTGAAAGGAATGGGTGGTTATCGACTACCTTATCATTTTTGTACATCTCAAGATTGACCTTAGCTGCTTCTTGGGCTATTGCTGAGACAACTGCATAAACATAGCGGGTATATTGCTCGAGCATCATTTTCTTATTCCATTGTCCTGGCATTGCCCAACTCCAAAGTCCTGGGGTACTATTACCTAAGAAGAATTTACCTATTGTTTTACCTACTCTTTGAAAAAGATTCATAGTTTATTATATCATTACGAATTCAAATTTTCCTATGCCTATTATCCTCCAAGCCATCTCAAGGCTATCTAAAACATCCAAATGATCTGAAGTGGGGTAACTTTGCATTTCATCCCACAATTCATTATCACCCTTAAAGAGAATTTGACCAGTATTAATAAATGGTTCAAGAGATTCAATACGCTCTTCTTTCTTTTTGTTCTGGGTAATACCTTGGAATGGGATATATTTACCTTCAGTTTTAGATTTTTCTTCAATCACTTTTAAGAAGTAAGCCTGGAACTGTACCTTTTCAACTCCAAACCTTTGGAACTTATAAGGAAAATTAAAGATTGTACGCATAGTTTCTTCTGGTTGAATCTGTACTCCAATACTATCGATCTCATAAACTTGGCCTTTACCATCAACCCCTAAGATAGTAATACCCACTAAACTTCCCTTCTTGGCTTCACCTAGAGCCAAATCAACAGCACCATAGTATTTAAGCTCATTAGGTAGTATCTCGTACTTCTTAGGTTTGAAGATTGTAAACTCATTTGCTGCCGGGAATAAAACTAAATAGTATCGCTTCCAATCTTTTGAAGTTGTCTGGCCTTTCTTTTGCTCTAAATATTCCTGGGTATATCTGCCCTCCTTAATTGCTTGGTCAAGATCAATTCTAACTTTATGATAAAGAGGGTCATTATATGCAGTTTCAAAAACACTTTTCTCAATACAGTTACCAGACATAATAAGTTTACCCCAACCTTTATCTTCTTCTGGCATACGAACTACTTTTGAAAATTGTTCTTTATTTGTAATAAGCCCGGCTTCTTCTAATACAATAACATCACCACCTTCACCAACTACCTTTTCACCTTGGGAAGCCCCAACCCTTCGTGAATCAACTGAAGTAATATAAATCCATCCGCCATCTCGCCACCTCAAAGCATCTTTACTAACAGTGACTTTTAGTTTATCTACATCATGGGCATCTTGAATATTGATAAGCCCTGCATATAAAGAAGCATCATCAGCCAAATGAGCAACTACATATTCCATGATTTTCTTAGCTTTATCCTCTGAACCACCTACTATCGGTACCTTGAGTTTCTTATATGAAGCAAGATATAGGATAGCCATTGCTAGAATATCTGACTTACCATACCTAGTTGGAGCTGAACACCAGAGCCATTTTATCTTGGGGTCGATTATAGACAAAAACAATTCAGCTTGACCATCTGTCATTTCATAAGGTTGACCTTTTGAAGTTTTAAATATAGTCCTAACTGTTTGTTTGATTATCTTTATTTTCTTCGGGTTTATCATCTTTCTTTGGCTCATCAGGCAAATCATCCCCTTCAAGCATTTTATCAAGTACTGCAACTAATTCAGGAATCTTCATATCAACTTTACTATCAACTTCCATTTTCATTCTAGGCATACCTTCTATTCTGTTAAACAATTCACGCATAGCCATAATATTTCCATTAACACATTCAACAATTAACCTTTTAATAATCAATTCTTTAAATTGTTTTTTTGTTTTTGGTTCTTCTTCATCCATTCCATCTTCTATCAAATCTGATAATGCCCAACCTTTGGGGGGTCTTCCTTTAGGGTTAGCATTATTACCTGGTCCAAACTTACCATCTGGTTGCCGATTATCCACCGATTTAATCGGATTAACAGGCTCGACTATTTCTATTGGTTTATTTTCGTCTGGCATATTAGTTTAAAATATTATCCTTTATATTTAGAGCAATTGCTTTCATCATATTAGGCATAACTGCATTACCTAGTCTATTCCATTGTTCTGTAAAACTCCCTGTCATTTGAAAACTATCTGGGAAACTACATAATCTTTTAATCTCATTAATTGTCATAAATCTAAACTCCTTTGGGTGCAAGAGTCCTGCAGCACTTGTACTGAATGTCTTTGTTACAGTAAATGATGGTTTGTACCAGGAAAGCTTACGAACATTAAAATAAGATGATTTGTGAAAATGTCTATTGAAAGATACATCCATCCCTTGACCTGGAATAATCTGATAATACATTTCAGCTACCTTGCCATTAGGTTCTTTTGCTTCCCCTATATCTTTTAATCCTTCTAGGGCTTCTTTGACTGTAATTACTTTATCTGATGGAATAGGGAAGCTCGGTACTTTGTTTAAGTCTTTTCTTACCCCTATATAAATCAGTCTTTGCCTTGCTTGGGGAACTTGGTAATATTTGGCATTCATTATTTTAACCTTAACTTCATAACCTAGGCCTTTTAAACTAGCTAATATCTCTTTAAATAACCCTTTCATAGTCCCGCGCACTTGCCCTGGTACATTCTCCATAACAAATACTTTAGGCTGAAGCTCTTTAATAAGATAAGTAAAACTTTCAAATAGGCGGTTTCTTGGGTCCATAACTCGGCGCTTACCTGACATTGAGAATCCCTGGCATGGAGGTGAACCATCTAAAATATCTAATTCTCCCGGCTTAATCTTGCAAAAGTCTAGTATCTCTTGAGCTTTAACTTCTGTAATATCCCTCATCCAAACAGGAACTTCTGGGAAATTTAACTTGAATGTATCAACTGAGTTTTGGTTAAAGTCTATAGCTAACAACTCCTTAAACCCAGCTAATTTATAACCTAGGCTTGAACCTCCACAACCTGAGAATGTTGAAATGATTGTATTCATATAATTTTTAACTACCATTTATAGTGGCAAGAAGGACACTCATTTTTTGTCTCTAAACTCTCATCAACTTCTTGTTCATCATTGCCTTGAGTGCCCCCTATAAACAAAGTCTTTAAATCAATAGGCACATTCATATCAACTGCAAATTGTGAAAGATCAAGTTTAGGGAACTCTCCAATAAGGTTAGCAAGCATGTCATCATCATAATAACCAGCTCGGTCATTATCTGATAAGGCTATTTCAAGTTTTTCTTGCTCTGATTTTGGCTCGACTATTGTTACCCAAACTTCTTTTATACCTAAATCCTTGAAAGCCTTAAGCCTCATATTACCCCCAATAACTTCATTTTCTAAGGTAACAATAAGAGGTTTATATTGCCCAAGTTTAACAATCTGAGCCTTTAACCTTTCAAAATCTACTTGTTTTATAGACCTTGGGTTCTTATCCCATTCCTTTAAACTGTTTATATCGACCTTTTTTAATTCCATATATATATGTATAATACTACAATTCCCTCGCAATTACCTAGCCTATCCCCCACCCCACTGGGGGTATCCCCCCTTTTATTTCTGGCCTCGGGATTTAGTCAAAAGGGTATCCCCCACCCCACCAGATTTATTTCCCTCAAGATTTGAGGTAATTATAGGAAGCTTTTTAGGCTTCTTAATTACTGTTTTATGTATCTTTGGATCTTCGCTTTTCATCTTTTTGACCTATCATTAGCTATTGCATAGCGCTTATTATCTTCAAGTTGGTCTTTAACTGTCTTTTTATGTTCAATCGGATATGGCAAATCAACCATTAACTTCTCACCTTTGGCATTAAATATCCTTACCCTGTGATGTAAATATACCGGGAATTTACTTAATGATCTGCGGGTAAGTCTAAGCTGTGGGTCTTTTGCTGGGTGTAAAACTGTAACCCATTTTGGGGTAATAGGTACATTGTCGTCATAAACCTGTACTTCAAAATAGTTATACCTTGGGAATCTAAAACCATCAACCTTAGCAATATCTACAATATTGTGCATTTGCTTTAAAAACTCTATGGGAAACTTCTCATCTGCATCTACATAAAGTATCCAATCTGCCTTTAATAAATCAGCTGTTATTTGTTTGCTGGGTTCACAATATCCCCGGGGGTTATCAGTCCAAAGTCTAAAGGGAATTTTTGACTTATCCTTATATTCCTGAAGCAATTGGTTTGTACCATCTGTACTGCTTTGGTCACAAATTGAAACTTCATCAACATAAGGTAAATGCCAATCTAAGCATTTACCAATTCTTTTAATCTCATTCCTAACTACCATCATTAAACCAATTGTTTGATTTATCATAATTTTGCAAGTAATACACAAAGCCCGACATCTTCTCCAAATCCTTCAACTTCCCGGGTATTAATCCTATTACCCCAAGATTCATGCGGGATATAGTCTCTAGGTTCTGTCGAAGTAACCTTATAAAACTTCCTATTTACCTCTGCAAAATCATCACCTAAAAATACTTCTAAATATTTATTTACATCATAAACTCTAGTTAATGGATGGTTTTTGCCTTTAAATCGATTTTTAATATATTCTGGCCCTACTGGAATTGTAAGAATAAATAACCCCCCTGGTTTTAATACCCTTAAAACTTCATCAACTACTGTTTTATCATCTTCAAAGTGTTCAATTGCTGAGGCAGCAGTGACTATATCAAAAGTTTCCTTCTCAAAAGGAAGTTGCTCATCCTTAACTGCAACACATTCAATCCCTTGGTTATTTTGAAATTCAACACATTTTGGGTCTATTTCTACTGCAATAGTTTCTAACCCCTTTAATTGCATAGCTTTAGGTAACATACTTCTACCTGACCCTAAATCTAAAACCTTACCTTGTTGAGGCAAACTATTATAAATAAACCAATATTCATAATACCTACAAGCCCCTTGTAAAGCTCCTTGTTCAATAAGTCTGTAAAATTCTAGTTGATTCATTTTCCAAATTCCTGTTTATGTAACTTGTCTACATCCATTTTGCCAGTTTCTTTAAGTGTTCTTATCTCTAAAATAATAAATCCTAGTAAAGCATTAAGGTTTGATATTTCTTCTGGTGTAGGAGTTTTCTTCAAACCAATCCAGGGCATACTAATATTGCGCGCATTTATTGCATACAATTGGTCCTCAATTTCTTGTAAGGCTTTTTTATGTTCTTCTGTTAACATTATGTTTAATTTATTGCGTCCCATATAAAATCACAGTTATCTTTAAGTTCAGTAATAGGTAAAATTTTCCCTCTTTTTTCACCATCTATATGTGTATAAGACCTCAATTCTTTATCAACAATAATCTCTTTTAACTTATCTGTTTTAATTACATAATATTTGTCTTGAACATACCAAACCCAAAAATCTGCTCCTGTAGTTGATAGCTTAGTCGGATAATCTTTGCCATTAAATACTTTAAATAATTCAACAAAAACACTACCATACTTTTCTCCATTCCTTTGATCTTTAACTTCAAACAACATCCCTGTAGTTGGGCAGACAATATCTTTTTTCTTATCATGCCCTAATTTTACAAAAGCCTCCTCATCAAAATATCCTTGAATATAAAATAAAACTTTATCTTCAGTCTCCCGACCATAAGCTAATCTCTTATCAAAAGGTTGGTTTGCTATATCATTATTCATATTAATTAACAAAAGATATTGGGGTTAAACTGTTACCCAATTCAGATTTAAAGTCTTCAAATTGTTCTGGTGTCATTAAAAGATCGAGCATAACTTTGCAATGAGTACATTTGATTTTAAATACTTTTTCTTTCGAATCCATATATATTCTAGTAGGACCATTATTTAATGGTATCCCCCCACAACTAGGACAATTCATATTAAGTTTTAACATATATCTTTTACCTCCTCTGGCAAAGTTCCCTTAAATTCAATTGCAGTTCCACTTCCATGAGTAGGTTGTGTTGGATCTCCTGGCTTCCAATTAGTCCAAGTATCTTTGACATTGAGGTTTGCCCCATCTCTTTTGCGATAAAATTCTAGTTTATCCTGAACATTCTTAACTTTCTTTAAATACCCAAAGTGATAAACATGTACATCTTCAAGAAGCATTGAACCATCAGTTATATTTATAAATCTACCTTGACTATCAACTACTGGTAATTGATGAAGTTTCCAATGCAAAGCTTTATTGTGGTATTTAAAACATCTAAAAAGTGTAGAATCCCATTGACCACCAACTGCAACTAAATTCTTTTGTTTCCAAAAATGATAAAGTTTAAAAAGGAATACACCTATCTTTGGATTAACTCGCATTGCCTTGACTAGATTGTCAAGGTCTTCTTGCTTCCAAACCTCATCTGCATCAACAATTAAAACATGAGTTATGTCTTTACCTAATAAAGTTAATGCTCGGTTTCTTAATTCTGACTTATCTAATGCCCAACCATAGCGCTCATAAATAATCTTCTCTCCATTTTTTCTGTGCATAGTTCCAAAAACCTTATCTGCAGTATCATCTAAACTTAAACCTTCCTTGGTTGCAGCATGGGCAAATAGATTAACTGCCCCTTCAACAACTGCTACTTTTTTAATATTAGGGTGTTTAATAACTGAAGTTAAAGAAGCCTCAATATATTGTTCTTCATTAAGAGCAATTGTAATAACTCCAATCTTTGGTTCAATAGTAAATACCTGGCTAACTCTTTTAACCATAGCATCAAAATCAAACAAATGGCTTACTGGCCTAAATTTCTTTTCTTCTAAACATTGTTTTAATTTATTTTCAAGATCTTGCATATTGTTATACTTAGCCATATAAATATTGTCTGCCCCAGCAAACTTCTCAATCTCTCTAAAAGTTGGGTATTCATAACAAACACATGGGGTACCTGTAGCAATAGCTTCAGTTAAATACATTCCAAATCCTTCAAACATTGAAGCATTAACTACTGCCTGGCTTTTAAATATAATGTCAAACTTCTCTCGATCATTACATTTCATGCAGAACTCTACATTTTTTCTCATCCCTAAGCGCTTAACCATATCTTCGGCTTGGATACCATCAACACTTGAGATGACTTTTAGTTTTACCCCTAAATTCTTACAAGCCTTAACAACATGATCGAAGTTTTTATGATTTACTAACCTTGATATAAATACTACATAATCTTCACGGTCTGGCTTTGGGGTATCATAACCAACTTCCCGGGAATTTATACAAGGGAAAATAGGTATAACCTGATCTTTAGTTTTATTTAACCAATCATAAATAAACTCTGAAGTAGTATCACAAAGAGATATTATATTACAGTTTGTTTCTCGAAGTTCCTTGATTAAAGGTATCCACCCAGCATAAGTCTTATCACCAAGATATTTAGCCATCATCGGAAATGGGTCAAATATCAAAGCGAATGATGGCCTATTATATTTCTTACCCAATCGTGCAGCAGCAATATTACCTGATATTGGTGAACCTAAATAAATATCAGCTTTAATATCTATGTTTTCTAAATCTTTTGCTTTCTGTGCAATGACTTCAATTTTCGGTTGCTTATAATTTTTAAAATCACCTTCAAAGACTGGTTTACGATTTGTATAAACTGTAACATCATAACCAATTTCAAGTAAGGCAGATGCAAGGAACCAAGCATAGTATCTGCCCCCGGTTAAATGACCTACATCTTCGGTAATCAAAGCTACTACAACTTTTTCTTTATTTAATTCTAACCAAGAAGTATCTTCAGGTTCAGTATTAGTTGCTAATGATTTTTTTAATACCTCAGCAAAGTCTTTAAGAAGAAATTTATTTAATGACCTAAGAGGACGGTTATAAAATTTTTCCTGTTTATTTATGTATTGTTCTGCAAGTTTTAAGTAATCTGTCATTTTCTTTCATTTTTATGTGCTTTAACTTTAACTACAATATCTTTAATTTCTTGTTCTGAATAAAATCTATCTCTATTCCCAACCGCTTCAGCATCATTACCACCTCGTGAAATGACACCATCTCTCTCCATTTTCAAAAGTGTTTTATAAGTTGAGGGCAGTCCTGCAACTTTTAAAGCATTTAATAAGTGCATCTTAGTGAATATCTTCATTATCTATATATATTACTATTACCTAAAATGCTTGTCAATTTAGAAAGTCTTTGGTTTAGCTTCCTGAACTGCTAGTCTCCTACCACCTAATTCATAACCATTTAATTTTTCAATTGCTAGTTTTGCTTCTTCAGGAGTAGACATTTCAACAAATCCAAAACCTCTTGATTTCTGAGTTTCCCTATCAAGGATTATTTGAACATGGCTAACTATTCCTACTTCAGAAAATACACCCTGTAAATCTGCTTCAGTTACTGACCAAGACAAGTTTGCAACAAATAATTTATTCATTAATAATCACCACCTCTCTTTTGTATAATTTCTTCTAAATAAGTTTCCATATCTTTACTAGTCCACTTCTCACATTCGTATTCAACCTTCTGATGACAATTCTGACAAGCTAAAACAACTCTTTTAATATCAGTTACAAACCTTCGCTTCCGGGTATGCGCCCAACCTAACATATAACTATTTGTGCAATCAGGAAGTCTAATCTCACAACTAGTAATTCCCATTTCCTGAAATTCTTTTTTAAGTTCGACTTTTGCTTTGTCCCATTCTTTTGTTTTCTTACCTGGCTTAATCATAATCAAATTAAGTGGCTCTAGTCCTGCCCTAACTAAAGCCACCCATCAGATCATTATTCAACAATTGGATCGAACCAATCAGATAATGAACTCCATGCACAACCACCACCATTAGTTACCGCGAACCAATAGTGCTGCCCAGGGTTTAAAGCTCCAATAACTTCTACTCCATCATTAGGAGTATTAATTAAAGAGTATTGAGATTCCCCAGCTTTTGCTCCATAGAAAATATGGGCAAACTCTCCGCCTGTTGGTATCCATCGGACTTCCAACTTTCCACTTCCTGCATTCACAACAAAGATGTTAGGAATTTTTGCAGGTGCTACATCTCCACAAACTGGGGCTCCTGCCTCAGTTAAAGGAGTTTCGACTCTTACTGGTTCTGGTGCTGGACCAGGTTCAGGAACATCGATAATACAACCAAATCTTTCTTCAAGGTGATAACCTTGAGGGATTTCAGTTTGAAGACCCTCTAAATTAGGGCATACATCAACTGGAGGCTGTACGCATTGCCCTTCTTCTAATACATAACCTTCTGGTACTTCAGTCTGAAGTCCATCTAAGTTTGTACAAACATCAACTGGCCCCGGGCATCCATTTTCAGGAGCTGGGATTATATCACCATCATGGTGAGTATGACCATTGAGCTGCCCTTGATTATCAACTGTGATAGTTTCAAAAGGGTTAGACAATGAACCTGTGGCATGACACAAGGTCACTGGTGTAAAAGGGTCTTGTTCTGGCTTACCTTTAGCCAAAACTTGCTTTGCAGCAAATAAAACAACTACTAATACAATTAAAACAAATATAAACTTTTTCATTCTTTACTCACCCCCCCACCAATCAATAGACCATATTGAGCGCAAAATCTATTGAAGTCATATACATAAATACAAAACTTACCATCTTCTGTAATTCCACCTGTCTGGCCATTGAACCAAGTCCTAAACCTTGCATCCATTCCAGGCTTCCATTCTTTCATAAACCTATCAACATCCTTTCCTTCATAGCCTTCCCAATCAGGAGTTTTAATTAATGTGGGGAATTTAGTATTATTCATTTGAATATAGAGTTAAATAATAAGTAAGTAAAACAAATAAATCCAAAAAAGGCTAATACTAAAGTTAAATAAGATGGGCCTATTATCCTTCCCAATTTGAAGCCAAGGTTAAAAGAATGTTGGTGGTTAGTTTTAATTTTAAGTAATTTAACTCCTTTGAAAGAACCTAAATTGACTTTTTGTTTTCTAGTATCAGTTTTCATTCGTAATAATTAATCTATCTATGGCTACTAAACTCATTCCGCAAGTACAAAATCCTTCTATAGGAATTATAACTTTTTTACAAGAATCGCACATAGTCATTCTTTGAGAGTATTTTTTCCATTCCCTTCGACCTATTAACTTTATGGTTATCATTCATTTTAGTTTTTCTTTTTCTTTTCTAATTGCTTTTGTCTTTCAAGTTCCTTTTCTCTCCAACAAACCGGACATTCTTCATCTTCATAAAAGTAAGCCCAATGCCTCCAACAAAACTTTCTCCTTCTTTCAAACTGATACTGGCTTGTAATAGGTAAGGCAAACATAATTATTCTCCTTATTCAATTTTACCCTCCTCAGCACCACTTTCAAGACTGAACCCTCGATCTTCAATTACTTCAAAATAAGTTCGACCATCTTTATTAACTGCATAAGGTAAAAATACTTCTTCTAACTTTACCATCTCCCAATCAATTAAAGCCATTTGAGAATCAACCCAATCTCGGATTGTAGCCCATGCTGTACGATATGGTTGCTCTTCTTTATATCTAATTCCTTGTTCTTGAAAGATTTTCTCTACTTGATCGAATCTTGCTGGAAGCCTAACTCCTATTGAACCTTTATTTGTATCTACTACAAATGAAATTGACTTAATCCTTCCTTGGTCATTATAATCTCGAACTATTGATTTAGCTTTATGTTCAACTAAAGTCTTTTCAATAGCACTAAAGATATTTGGTAGTGCTGATGTACTTGCATAATTTTTTAACATTTTATAATCTTTTAAAAATGAAAGTCCCTATTACAAATCCTATTGTTAAACCTAATATAAAAATTCCTATAAGGATACTTATTTGAGTTTCATGGCTATCAATCCATTCAACAACTGGTTTTAAATAGTAATCATCTTTTAAATAGTCATTGTAATAATTTTTCATTTTCCTTGTGGGCTAAAATATCTTTGTTCAATAATTTGAGGAGCGCCTACATTCTTTGCTTGAGCCTCAAATACTTTCACTTGAGATTGATATACCTTGGCCTGTTCATCTGTTAAGCGCCTATCATTAACTGATCTCTGGTAAATCATAACTATTCCGAGTATCCCAACTAAAGCAAATAAAGCCAAAGATCCAATTACATAAATCTTGAGCCATTTGATTATTCCTGTTATATCTCTAAACATAATTTTATATTTTATTCATAATAAGATGAATAGTATGTATCCCAATATTATGAATTTCTAATAACTCTTTTCTTGTTTTATTTTTCAAATCTCCAACAGTTTTAATCTTACCCCTATATAAAGCATTAAGAACTCTAGTTGGTAAAGACAAATCTTCTATTGGTCTTTGGTCATGAATTTGATTTACAGTCAATTCAACTTTACTTACTGTATGTGATAATAATTCTTTATTCTCTAATCTTAAAGCAACAAGTTCATCATAAACTTGAGGACCAGCCAAAATTGAAATTCTTCTACTAGGATGTCTTAATCTTCTTATTGCTTTCACAACTATTTGTCTTACTCTTTCCTTACTAATTCCAAATATTTTACCAACTTCTTCAAGGGTCAATTCTTTTTCACCCATTTGATTATCTAAACCATATCTTAATATTAAAAGTTTCTTTTCTCTCTCACTCAAAGTATCTAAAATAGGTTCAATAAGAGAAAGATAATTAATATCATTATCAAACCCAATTATTTGGAAAATAAAGTCTAATTTATTCATTTTATTTAATTTCAATAACTCCATTTAAACTTTCCGCTTTAATATCATTCAATTGATTAACTAATTCAGCACCTTTTAAATTACATATTCCCAATCTTTGAAGTTCACTTATAAAAATATCAATAACTTGTGGATTATCACCAATCCTTATATCACCACAAACTTTACATTTAGTAATAAATTCATGATTATGTGAATCACCTAATTCTTTATCTTTTGATTCAGTCAAATATTTAGTAATTATTTTATTCCAACTAATAACTTTACCTTCTGGTAAGACATCAAGCCTAGGATACCTTTCAACAAACTTAACATCATACCAAAGAGTCCGGGCACTTCTTTCAATTCTTACTGCAAGGTCTTGCACAACTTTTGCACGATCCCCGCCAAGACCGATTATCAACTCTCCAACTTTGTGGTGAGCCTCAATCAAACCCCAGCGGGCACCAAATTCAGCCTCAACTAAAGTGGCTTTTATTTCTTCTGCTATTGAATCTAAATCTGTCATTTTTATTTTCTATTTTGAGTTTGAGCAATCCTTCTTAACTTTCTATTTAAAAGTTTTTTCTTATGCTCTTTCTTAAAATTTGTTACTGAACCTTTTTTAACTTTATTCATTTTTATTTACTCCTTACTGGGGAAGTTGCTCGACCTCCCCAGAATAGGAACAAACAAATTACTTCACCATATCGGCATTTATTTTGTCTGCTTCTTTCTTAGTAACTGTGCCTTCTGCATCCATTACTTGCTCGGCTGACCAACTAATTTGGTCTTTACCATTTTTAGATACTTCAACATTTTTTGTGATTTTTACCTTGTCACCTTCTTTGAGAGTATCGAAAACTAAAGCTATCTTATTAGACCCTGTATCCCAATACTTAGTCTCCATTTCACCACCTATTTCGATACCTAATAAAAACCTAAAGTTTTCTTTCTCAGGATCAAAGGACGATGGAACCATTTTGTAGCCTTTATATACAACAACTATGGATTCATTTGCCTCAAGTGTGAGATATGGACTCCTCTTTTTTGCAATATCTGCTAAAATTCCCATCTTTATATCACCCCCCCTCTAGTATTTCTTATCATAATGTTCGTGATCTTTCTATTAAATGACTAACAATAGTTTTTAAATCCTGTTCAATTCCATTAATAACTTCCCCGGCTTCTTTACTAGCAACATTTGGCAATTCAATCAACTCAATCTTTTTGGCAAGCTCTAATAACTTTTCTTTATCAGGTGCTAATATAGCTTTTTTCTTTGCCTCATCCTCAAGTCTCAATTTTTCTTCTTCAGCTTTCTTTTCATCAAGTTCCTTTTTTTCTTGGGCTTCCTTTTCAACTCTCAACTTATCCTCAGCCTCTTGTTTTGCTTTTTCTGCAACCTCATTTTTCTTACGAAGTTCATCATTTTCTTTTCTGATTTTCTCTTGCTCTTTATCATATTTAGATTTAGTTTCCTTACCAATTTTTAATAACTTCTGATAATCTTCATCAGTAGTATCAATAGTAATTTCATCTTCTAAAAATTCTCTATAAGGGGCAAGTTCTAATTTCCTATCCTGAAGTAGTTTTTGTTTTCTTTCCCATTCAATCCTATCCTGCTCAACCTTTAACTCAGCTTGTTTCTTAGCTTCCCTAGCTTCTTTTGAAGCTATAATTAAATTCTCAAATGCTTCATCAGACATTTCCTTAACATTGTAAAGAGTTATATCATCAACTAAGACTGATAACTTCTCGATTCTTTCAGCATACTTATCAGCCAATCTCTTTTGCTCTTTTAATTCTGCAAACTTTTCTTGTTTTTCAAGGTGTTCTTCAACCGGGATAATCAAAGCCTTTATAATATTAGCCATACCATCAATTGCTTTACCTTCACGGAGTGATTGTTCTTTTAAAGAAATTCTAGTTTTCTCAACCTCAACTCGGATATTCTTTAAACTCAATCGAGATTCCCGGGCTTTATTCATTAAATCAGTTTGGGATACATCAGTTACAACAATTGATTTAACATCTGCAGCAATTTGTTTTGCTTCCTGGAAGTTCTTACTAAAGCTAGTCAATAAACTTTCAACCTTACTTGGTTCAAGGTTTATTTCTTTTACTGCTAAAACTAATTCATTGTTTTGATCTGTCATAATAATAATTTATCAAACTGCTAGTTGCTTGTCAATAGGCAACTTCTTATTCTTTTAAAAGCTCAGTGGAATAAAAAACAAAGGCTTAATACGCTAGCACTTGGGCCATATATCTTTTACTCCACTCAACTTTTAAAGTTCTTATTCCGGGTTCTCATCCTCAGGTCTGTAATGTTCTTCTTCTTTAAAATTACTTTGAGAATTTTTACTAACTAATTCCTTAAATCTTTGCTCTTTAATTTTAAAACCACACTTACAAATAAACATTTCTTTCTCTTTATCAAAGCTAGATAATAAATCCTTCCCACATTGAGGGCATTTATTATTACCTAAATTTGTCCATTTCATTTTAATACCTCCTGTTTATTTAATATCTCAAGGCTAATCCTATCTGGGTAAACCATATTCTTAGGCTTTGGGTTAGGGTTCTCCTCATTCCAAATAGCGCGGGCATGTTCAAATAAGCTAAATAAATGGTCCGGGTTCTCAATCTCCTCTAACTTCCAACCTTCCCCTTGAATCTGTTTACCTGTTTTATCAGCCCCTCTAGTCATGGCTCTCAAATGTAAACAACCTAATCTCTCAATCTTTTGGTCATGCTGTTTATTCCAAATCTTTTGATAAGCTGCACCTTGAATTTTATTACCTTTATAAACTGCGCCCCCTGACTTCCAATCGATATACCAAACTTGACCTTGCATCTTACAAACATAATCTAGGGTTCCACCAAATCCTAATTCTGGGTCAACCAAACTTTGTTCAACAGTTATAGTCTCTGGTTTATAAGTTTTATAAAAGTCAAAGAATTTTAAAATCATCATCCACTCATCAAGGGTATAATTATCTTTTTCTTCATCAGTCCATTTCAATTCTTCACCTCTTAAGAATCTGTCAATTGCATCATGTATATGGCTTCCTTGATCTCCTGCTCTTTTTAACACTTCTTCTGAATTACTGCCGAGGTCTTTTAACCATTGGATAAATCCATAACCTTTAGGGTAAACATCTAATATAGTATTTACAGATGGCCAATAGGTTGCAGTTGCCGGGTCTTGATAAAACCTCTCATCTAAAAATGTTATCTGTTCAATATCGTGGTTATGTATAATTTTCATAGTCCTAGTTTTTTATAAGTCTCATATTCCTGGTGGCCAACTAAACCTAAAACTATTAATAATAATATAAAAGATAGTGCAGCAAAAATCATACCTTTATTCTTTCTGTAGTAGATTCTAATTTTTCGGGGTTGAATGTAGGGGTATAAGTTCATAATGAAAGTATTAAATCTCCGTCTTGGCCATTACCTTTTATAAGTTCTTCAGCCTTATCAACTCTTTCAAGTTCTTCCTGGGGTTCTTCTGGTTGGTCATGTAAGAAGTCTGCAATATCATCATCAAGTAAAAAGTTCTCGGGGTGGTATCTTCTTTCAATTTCCTGATCGTAATTTGCTATCATGTAAGTATCTTATCAAACTGCAAGTAGCTTGTCAACTGGCAATCTGGCCTCAGTCTTGACTTGGTTTTTCACCTTTTCTGATTCTCTTGTAATAATCCGGGCCATATTTCTTTAACCCTGCTTGGCCTTTCTTACCCATCTCAGACATTCCTTTTTTACCGACTTTGGCAAACTTAGCCCTGCCTCCACGCTTAGCGAATTCTTTTTGGTCCATAATTTATATTATACTGCTAGTAGCCTGTTGTCAAGAATGGGCATTATTTACTTAACTTTATTTTTAACCTAGCTCTAATCTCATCAAGTCTTTTTTGGGCTTTGTCTTTTTCTTCTGGGGTAAGTTCTCTTTCTTTTGGTGCTTCAATCTGAGTTGGCATCCAGGCTTCTTTTAAACTGCGAGATTTCCTATAAGAAGATACAAAAAATGAAGTATTAACCATTCCCCAATCAAAACTAATAACCCCTTTCATTCCTTTAGTAACAGCATTTTCAAAAACTGCATACTCAAACTCATTCATAATATAAGGTTCTTTCTGGTTAGACATAAAGACTTCCCAAACTTCCTTATATTTATAATCTTTGGCTAAGTCCTCTGGCATCAACTGTTGGTCTAACATTTCCTTGCATCCTCCCTTCTATTTGTTTTTCCATCGAACCCACAACCCAATTACGAAGTGCAAATTTATAATTCTTATAATGCTTACCTTTAGCCTCACACCAATTAGTCATCTTTTCTAACTGCAATTTTACAAACCCAACCGATACTTTATACCGCTCGGCTATTTGTTCTATATCAATTTCAGTGATTTTGTTTAATGGGTATCCTTTTTCTTTTTTTAATATATTTTTTTCTTTATTATTAGATTTTATTATTATATTTATATTATTAGGATGACCCAATGGTCGCCCCCCTACGACCGAACTGTCATGGGGGGATGACTGAACTGTCATGGGTCTACCCTCTTTTTTCTGAATAGAATAATTAACTAAAGGATGTATTTCACGCTCAGTCTTTTTTTCATTATATTCACAACATATATAACCGGCATCTTCAAGTCTTACTAGTGAGCGCTGGATACTTCGTGGTTGTGTATTAGTAAGTTTTGCAAAACTAGAATTTGAAAGAATACATTTTTGAAGTTTTAATTTAGAATACCAATAAATCAAACCATATACAGACCAATCAAGTTGTGAAAGTGTCTGATCTTCCATAATCTGTCTGGGTATTTGAATAAAATCTGGTAACTGTAATTCTTTATTTTTCATATCCGCCATTAAAAAATCCCCTTTATACCCGCCTCGTGCCGCCCATTAAAGAGCTGGAGATGTTGAACCGCCACACCAAGCGGGAATAAAAGAGATTTCTTATTTATTAGACAGTTCAACATTAAGTTAATTTACCGCTTATTATCTAACTTTGTCCATAGGCAAAACATGTTTGAGGCTAAATGAAAAAGTCATCTGAGGCCAATGACCTCGTGTAATCGATTTTAAGGCCTGTATTTTTATGAAGTATACATACTATACCTCTTTTGAGCCTAGTGTTTATCTTTTATAAGACTTATTGACTCTCTGACCGCTGTGCAGTCTCTCCGCCAGCTCTCATTATCAAAGTATTACCAGCAACTGCTGCTACTCCTGCAAAGACTCCACCAATAAGATCGATCTGTACTCCATGTAAAATTCCAACTTGGAATAACAACCCTATTGCACCACCAATTACAAGAGCAATCAATCTAGTTAAATTTCCTTTTATCCCGGGAAACTGTTCTTTTAAAGCATCAATACAAACTATTACTACTAATCCGACAAAACCAATTTGTGAAAAATCCATCATAATCACCCCCTAGTCCCTTTCTTTTCTCTACCTAACCAATCAAACTTTTCCCACTTTTTAATAAACTTAGTTATAAAATTACTGTTTTTAATTCCATTAGCTGTATCTTTACTTATAGGAATAGCCCCACTCTTAAGTCCTTCAGCTACTTCCTGGGCCATTTCTGTTGCAGGTTGAACTCCTTTATTAACTGCACTTTGAATATTAACATCCATTTTTTCTTGGTTCTTATGGATAACTACAATCAGTTTGTCTACATCATCCCTGAGGCCTGAGACTTCACTTTTAAGTTTAATAACAAGAAGATGATCTTTTTCGTATTCCATTAAATCACTTTGAATATCCTCAACAGAACTTCTTAATTTCTTTTGTTCTTCCAGTATTCCCTCTAAAATAGTTTTTTCTTCTTTTAACATAGTTGTTGCGAACAGGGGCAACTGCCTAGCTCAAAGCACTCTTAGCTGATTCAATCTTACCATTGAGCATTATAATTTCAGAGTTTGCTTGTGTCAAAGCACCCTGAGTTTTAGACAATTCAAGTTTTGTAGCTTCAAGTTCTGCTTTGACTGCTGTGCAGGGGTCTGCAGGAGGCATAGGAGCTGGGGCTTTATAACAATACTTTTTAAGAGTAGTTAAATCTCCAAAGAAAACATCACCATCAACTGGGCTTGAGATACCCGGGACTGATTGTTTATTACTCCATTGCTGCATAGCTGCAAAAGGCCATTGACCTTTATTAAAAGTATTATTAGTTGGACTGTAAGTATAAGCTGCAATCCATAAACCATTCCCGGCATCAATTACTGGCTTCCAATTAAGGCCCATGTGAGATTGATTCAAATAAATCAAAGCATTATATCCAGGGACTTTTTCGCGAATCCTATCTAAAAATGCTTTACACCAAGCCACAATATCACCTGCCCAGGTATCTTCATAATCTAGGCATAACATTTCACCTTCTTTAAAGTCTCCAATTGTAGTTAAAAAGTAATCAGCTTCTTGTTGGCCTGAAGTTCCGTGGCTAGGTCTAGCAAAATGATAATATCCAAGAGTAAGGCCTACTCGTCTAGCCTCAGATTTATTCCTAGTGAGCTTATCATCTTTATAGTAGTTACCCTCAGAAGCCTTAGCAATTACAAACTGACTGTTATTCTTAAAGATGTCATAGTTAATATCGCCTTGATAATGTGAGATGTCATTCCCTAAAGTAATTGGCATAGGTTTATTATACTACTTTTCTTTTTATATCTTTAACATCACTCTTTATTTCTTTAACATTAGCTTCAGTTTTTTGAATACTTTTACTATCTTGGCTCTTAGTAATAATATTATTATTGTGGAATAAATAATTTAGATAAAGAGCAACTACAACTAAAAGAATCGGATTAACTACTGCTATTGCGCGGGCTGTAACATAATCAAGATTTCCATATTCTGATAAAATTCTAGTCATAAATATTGTAAATGAACCCATACTAAGGCTAAAAGTTAAAAATCTCAAAAATACTAAACCTAAACCATCGCTTGCTTTAATAGTTCTGAAGAAAAGATAAAAGAACATTACCCCTGAGATGAGGTAAAATGCTGAACCTATAAATAATAAATATTCAATAATCATAATTTAAAAATCATTTTAATTCCAACTAGTGCAAGTATACCACCGACTAAAGGGGCTATTACATATTTAAACATTGTTACTAACCCATCTAATTTACCATCCAACTTCTCAAATCCTTGAGTATTAAGTGTATTTTGTGTATTTAACATCTCTACAATTCTCCCTGTAGTTACAGCTTGTTGTTTGGTACTTTCTGAGATAATAGTAATTGCTTCAGTAGTTTTTCTAACAAAATCAATTATTTCAGATTGTTGGGTTGACATTTTATGTATTTAAAACTGATTTAAAAAGGTTGACTATATACATATATATATCAGTATACAATAACTTTTCTTTGTTAGTCTAGTTCTAGCTTAAAGAGCCATTAATGGGAAGCCCCCACCAGCCCTATCAAAAAGGAGTTGAATAAAAGCAACTGTTCTATAAGCAGGTTCATTATTACTTGAATCGGCCTGGATAGTTGTACTATTCCAAACTGAAGTACTTGAAGATGATGTACCCGATGTATGGCTATGGGGTTTAGCTGCATTATCTCCCGATACCCCTGTGCTTCCAACACCACCAACATAATCAACTGTAGTGCTTGCATGGGTATGGGTTCCAGCTGCAGTATGAGTGTGAGAATTTGAAGCTGCATGGGCATGGGTATTTGCACCCCCGGTACTTCCAATATCTCCACCAGTATTTGTAATCTTTAAATGGTAATCTCTTAAATCAGGTGTGCCATTATTACCATCACATAAACTCCAACCTAAAGGAATAGTTGCTAAAGTCCCTAGCCATAAACCAATTACCAATCTTGGCCTTGAGGCAAAACCATTATTATTTTTAATAGCAAATAACTTTTTATGTAGTGGTTCAATTCCAGTTTCG